CCAGCAAAGCCTGATGAATGGCTAACGCTGAACTCTGAGGCATGAATCGCCGTTACCGCTCCACTCACCAACCAGTCGGATAAACCTCTGGCGTACTCACGGGCTGCCCACGATACCTTCGGCGCTCCTTTCTCTGACTTCTTAAGTGCCCAGGCGGTGATGGCTTTTGGAGGACGTGCCAAACCATCATCCCAAACCTTCCACGCTCCTTTCTTGTTGGCACTTTGACGGGCCAGCTTGGCTGCTGTCTTGAGCACATACTCGCAATGCTCATGGGCAACAGTACCCCGGTCACAGGCAAGATCACGCTCCAATGAACTGCCAGGTCTCTTGGACCATCGTGCCAATGCATCTTTTTGGGTTTGAGGGGCTGTGTGCTTCAGGATATGAGTGACAGAGTGATATATCTGCCCTTCTTGATCTCTGTAAACCCTGAATGGGCCAGAGTTATCTTGTTCCAGTTGCCATCGACGCAGTGACGCCAATATGTCTTGGGCGTCAGGCTGCTCCGTCATAGTTCTCATTTAATAGAGCTTCTGATTTTTGTTCCAGCCATGCACGCATCAACTGGTTTGCTTTTGGCTCAACTAAATGGGCGCTCGATACCCATCCTGTTAGATGGCCGACCCTAACAGCAACAGAACCATCCTCTAAAAACACTGTCACTGTCTCGGGTAGTTCTGTTGTATCAGGCATTAGACGCTCTTTCCCAAGACTAATTTACATGAGAAGGGGCTTTTGGCAAGTCTTTTGCCAAATACTCGTCTAACGCTTGCCGCACCAATGCGGCGATAGAAGTGCCTGGACGCATTAGAGCCTTAAGGCGTTCGTACTGGTCTGAGCGAAGCTGCAAAGTAATCCTTTTCAATTTACCTCACCATTTTTAGAAATAAAGTCTGGGCAAGTTGCAGGCAGGTTGGCAAGCGAAATAAACGGATCATTTGTTATCGCAATCAAATTTCGGTTAACTGGCTCGCCAAGCATAAATTTATAAGCGGCGTTTACGCTTTTTCGCAAGCTTGGACAATCGTTCCAAAAACCAGCCCCAGGGCTTAATTCACGCTTTTCTTTTTTTGCGTGATAAGCGCGATTAGCAGCTCCGTCATGGCTTGGGTTATACATGTTCGTCTCAGATGCTCCTAAAGTTGTAATCTCAATCCAGTGCTTTGCTCTCTCAAAAGCACTCATATTGTGCAAGAAAGAATCACCTTTATTCTCTCTATAACGCATTTCTGCGTAAATCTTTAATGCGGTAGCAAGAAAGAATGGGGTAAAAGTTACGCCAGTAAAGTTGTTGCTTTCTATAAATTTGAAAAAATCACGAAATCTTAGATATTCTTTAGCCACAAATTTGTCTTGATAAGATTTTGAATACTGCATTGTTCCAACAGTCGGGCTAGAAATATCGCAAAGCGCGTGACGAATGATCGAACACTCTTTTCTTGATATATCAACTCCTCTAAAGTTAATCCGATCAGACATGGTTTTAGATTTGCCAGTATCAACAATAGTGCCAACGTCATGACTCACATTTCTTAGGACAACAAACCATTGCCCTAGCCCAGTCTCTACAACGGCAGTAGTTCTGTGCTGGCCATTCAGCAAGACACCGTTTGTGTCAAACAATAAAGCGTCTGGGCTAAGAATAAACTGACCATTCTTCATCATCCTGCTGATGTCTAACAGGTTTGACTTGATGATTTGACGATTATTTTCGTAATTGCAAGACACCATTTCTGCAGCCATCTCTGGCGTAACAAAAACAATCTCAGCAACTACATCTTTGTATGGACCTTGGTCTTGAGTTAAATTTGCAGAGTTCATGGTTAAAAGGTGCTGTGAACAGTCAGAAGGGAGTTGCAGCTCCCTCCTGACACCACAATGACATCACTGTGACGCCATTGTCAAGCAATCATTCCAAGATCAGCTTTCGCTAAACGGATCTTCGCCTGTCACCATCCGGTTTAGATCAAAACCAGACTTCTCTACCTGCATCCAGGCTTTAGCCATCTTGTTTTCATCGTGCTCGTCTTCGTCACGGGGAACGATCAACAGCTCATAACGCACCATGTCAGCCTTGATCTTGCTCAGCTCGAAATCCCAGTCCAGCAAGTTCTTGCTGTACTTCTTGTTCAAACCATACTTTGCAAACTGACGTGCCAATGAAATGTGTGAAACTTCAAGAACTTGGACCCTATCCATGTCCCAGTTGTAAACAGGCCATGTCAAGCACTGCTGTGGCTTGCGAATAGCTGTCTTGTCATAATTCATCGACTGAACATATTCAGAGCCAAGCTCTAAATCAATCTCATCAGATGATGGCTGACCCATGAAACGGAATGGCTTCATGGAGCCTGATGCTTTGGCTTCTGCCCAGACAAGCCAGTATTCAAGCGGGTCTTGCTCTAAAAGTGCAAAGTTTGCTGGCTTACCTTGCTCTAGTTTTGTATATCCAAGATAGTTGTCTTTTGACGAACTACCGTCATTCTCTTTTTCAAGAGACTCGATGAAGCCTGCAGAAAGTTTCACGAAAAAGTTGTCTTGTGGGTTGTCGCGTCAGCATTTGACGCTCCAACAAGCTACAAACAACCTTGCCTTTTGTCAATATGGGCTAGGATAAAAAAACTCCCGACTAGCCCACGTTCCAGGGGGCCAATCGGGAGAGTTAAATGACTACCCTTCCATAGTACATGAACCTTCAAGAATTTGTTGCCCAGCTGCCTTCTGGCCTGGTCTACGCACCGATATATGCCAAAGGCGCTCCAATGGCCTCTGGCAAGCCTGCTACTGGCAAGAACCCCCTAGAGGCAAGCTTTGATCGCAAGTTTGATGCAGCTGATGTTGCCCTTGCCATCCAACGCAATCCTGACCTTCACGCTGTTGGCGTCTTCACTGGCATTCGTGGCAATGGCATCGTCATCCTTGACGTTGACCTTGGCTTAAAAAAACTTCTCAAGGTCTGGGGCTCTTCCCTTGAAGGCGCTCCAACAATCACATCGACCAAATCCAATGCCGCTAAATACCTTTTCCGCGTGCCAGAAGACCTCTGGAGCAGCGTTGAAGGCAGAGGCTTAGGCGATCAGGACTACGAGATCCTTTGGAACTCCAAGCGTCAAGGCGTCATCTTTGGCGAGTATCCAGGCAGCAAAACCTCAGAGCCTGGTCATTACAAAATCTCTGGCGACCTATCCAGCATTCCTGTTGCTCCAGATTGGTTGCTAGCTGAAATGAAGCAGCCCGCAAAAACAATCAATAAACGCGATCTTGATTTTACTGATCGCACTCAAGACGAAATCTTTGAGATCATTCGTGACTGCCTAAACGTTATCCCTTGCAAAGGAGCTGGCTCCAGAGATCACTGGGTCAGGATTGGTATGGCAATCAATTCTGCTTTGCCTAACGAAATGGGCTTCATGCTTTGGTCAGCATGGTCCGCAGAAGATCCTGATTACGCCTCTGAATGGGAAGACTCAAACCCTTGTGCTGACACCTGGAACACCTTTAAAGGCAATGGCGTAGGCATTGGAACCCTTATTCATTTAGCTGACAGGGAGGATCCTAAACGGCTTAGGTTTTCAGATGACCTGGCCCAGGCTGTCAAAAAAGCAGAAGACAAAGTAATTCAAGAGTTCAAAGACTCAAGAACTACTTACGAGAAGTGCATGGAAGACCTTGCCATAATTTTTCAGCTTAAAAATCCAGCTGAAGTGCAGTTCAAATTGCATCAGCTTGCTCTTAGCTGCGGCTTTAGAGATGGCATGGCCTTAGAAAAAATGTGGGTCGATCATCAAGCCTTTATCCTTGACACTAAAAAAATGACAGCAGCTGAATTAAAAGAAACTGATTACAAGCGCGATTACATCATCCCAGATGTTTTGCCTCATCCTTCTGTTGTCCTTGTCTACGGGGCAGGTGGTGACGGTAAGTCAATGTCAGCTTGGGCTATTGCTAAAAAAATTGTTACTGGAGAGTCTTTTGAGGTTCGTGGTGCTCACGTCCCAGTCAAAAAAGGCAAAGTCCTTATCCTCAATGGAGACCAGCCATTGATGCAGATTAAAGAACAGTTAGAAGAAATTGATTATCCAATGGATGAAAACACAATTATTCAGACTGACTGGCAGCTGCAAAATTATGCTCAGTTCCAAATACTGATGCAGGAAGTAAAACCGACCCTAGTGATCATTGATTCTTTGATTGGCTGCAGTGGAGGCAAAGCCTTCGATGAAAACAAGTCAGATTTTGCATCACCTCTCTACTGGCTTACTCGAAACAATGGGGTCAAGAACAAGGAAGGCAAAGAGCTGTTCCCTCCTTCAACAATTCTGATCATCCATCACGCGAACAAGAATGGAGGCTTCAGAGGTACTACAGCCATCCGTGATGCTGTTGACGAGACTTGGGCGCTTAAGAAACCAACAGACGAGGAGAAACGCCTTGTTGGGCCTAATAGCCGCCTTATAACCGTTGAGAAGTCTCGCTCAGGGCGCCAAGGTACTCAGCTTGAAATGCGAATGGAGGAAGATCTTTCCTTCAGCATCAGAGATTTCGTCCCAACAGGGGCAAACAGTGGCAGCTCGCCTGCTTCTGTTGTCGATCGAGTCTTGCAGCGTCTTCGTGCTTGTTACCCAGAGACACGTACCAGGGAAGAGCTTTTCTACGACTCTTTAATCAAAGGGTCCAATGACGCTATTCGCAAAACGCTCCAAAGACTGGAGAAGAAAGGACTCGTAGAATCTTCCGTCCCAACAAATTCTCAAACTAAGAATTACAAGGCTGTTCTTGCGCGTGGAGAGATAAAAGAAATGTCCCAACCAGTAGGACTTTCTTGTGCTGGAGCGGATTCTACCCTGGGACAACAGCCTGAGACATTGCTTACTTGTCCCACCTTGTTAGAGGATTCTGTTGAGATTGATATTGGTGCGGAAGACCTGGGACACATCTAACTGTCCCAACCCCCTGTCCCAGCCTTCTTTCATTGCTATCACTAGCATTTGGCACGGTTGGGACACCTACGGCATCTATACGCGCGAGAAGCCTTTTGATGAATTGGAGCGAAATCCTTAGCAACGCTGGCATACCCGAACCTCCGGGCTACCTTGAAACCGTTGCTTCTGTACGCTCCAAACCAAGAGTTAAATCGTCCAACAAATCCAGAAAGTCCAAAAAGAAACCCGTAAAATCACGGAATGAAAAGAGTCGAAACCTACCTCCCGGAAGAAGTCGCCAAACGTCTTTCTGAACAGGCAGAAAGCATTGGCGTAGGCCGATCAGAATTTATTCGCGAACTCATCCTTAATTCTCAAACAAGTTTCAACATTACGCCCGATGATTACAACAAGGCTGTGGTTAGGGTGCGTAAGCGTTGTGGCAATCTTCTTGGTCGCCATCAGGCTGAAAGCGTTGTGGCGTCAGTCTTCACAGAGTTTTCAGGAGCCAACTTACGTGCCGCAAAAAATTAATCTCTACTACTGCCAAGTTGAAGATAGTGACAACCACTTCCCATTGGCTATCGCTCGATATACCGCCTATGACGACGAACACAAGCCCATGTCAGTAGAGCAGGTAACTTACGAAAATGACCCCAATTATTTTCAAGCTCAGGTCTCTGCTGCTCTTTTATGCGGGGTTGACGTAAGTGTCATCACCGCTTCACCGATGGAAGACTTTGCTTGGATCAATCAACTCTCACAACAAGCTTGAAACTAAAAATCTTTCGCGATGAAGGCACATGGATTGTGCTAACTGAAGACAATGAGATAACGTTCCATCAAACGCTTGCTGGAGCGATGGCTGATGCCTCTACCAAAATCAGGGCGTCAACTCATGTTGGATCGTCTATACGCAGCAGTTCGTTCGGCGACAACTGCTGACATCCAAAGAGCTGCAATGCTCCTAGAAGGGGCCAAAAAAATTAGAGTTGGCTCAAGTCGTCAAAGGTCTTCCGCTCGAACAGCACAAGCCAACGCTTGGAAGAAAAAGGTTGACAACTCGGTAACATGGTAACATTACTATAGTATTGTGTTGTTTGATGGCAAGCAATCACGGCAAGCGTATTTACGTCCAGGTACTACTAGACCCAAATCGTGGGGCGTTATTCCTTCTTGAAGCAGCGGAGAAAAACGTTAAACCTTCGTCCCTAATGCGTGAAATTATTTACGACCATATCGCTAGCGAAAATAATCTTGATACCTACGAGCAAGCTTTAATCCAAGACAAACAAGAATGGCAAAACTCTGTAGAAGCAAGAATTGCTGGACGCGCCGCAAAGCGGCGTGAGCGTGCTGGCATTAAAGATCAAACCTAAAGCTGCTCTAATCCAGCAATATGCCCAACAGCTTGCTTTAGCAACTTGCCCTGGTGCCAGTGCTGACGCGCCATGGCAACACAAAGCTGAGACAACACATCAATGTTGTCGCAGTCTTCAATCTCCCTAATGCTCCGCTCCAGCGACAGCTCTTCCTCAAGGCTCTGTTCGACCACCATCCAGTCGAAACTGTTCAAGGGCTCGTTTTTCGGAGGCATAGGGCTCCTCACTCTTAAAACGTATGTAATCACCTATAGCGGGAAATAACCAGTCCTGCACTGGTAGACAAGCTTCCCAATTCACAGGCTGGATACAGTTCATCACAACTGTTGTCCAGAACGCACCGATATATCCCCACCAATTCATGCGACGCTCGGCATCACCGTTAAATGATTGTTGTAATTGCCCGTTACCGCATAACTACGCACTGGAACGTTGCTCATTACATGAAACACCATCTGCCCAATCTTTAGACCTGGATACAGGGGTAAATCATGGTAACGACGTTCATTCTTCAGTTCGAGCGTTAACTTGCTTCCGTGCCAGCCTGGATCGCACCAACCAGCAAGAAGATGATTAAGGCCCTCTCTGGCGCGACTTGACTTGAGTACAAACTGAGCGGAGATGTCTTTGGGGAGATTAAATCGCTCACGTGTCTCAGCCAGGCAAAAGCTGCCGGGCGATAGCCAGTACGGATCATCCTTTGTCGCCTTTGTGATGTCTACTCGAAACAAATCTCTGTGTGTTGGCGACTCAACCATTAAAAAATCGCCCAGCACTACATCCAAACTGGCTGGGTTGATTAGATCTGGATCGAAAGGCCACACCATCTGACCACCTTCGCAATGAGACCGAATTTCCCAATCACACAGAACTGCCACGCCTTACAGACAAAAACGTACCTTAGCTCTCATCCACCAAGATCACCCAGCCCGTTCCAACACCATCAACTTCCCAGCGCGGACTAAATTCCGACTGTCGTACTTCTACTTGCTCACCGCCTGCATGACTGGAATGACCACCTTGTATTAGATCAGGCTTACCACGCGGATCCTGCATGACCCAGCGTGGATCACTGCTGTTTTTGCCCTTATAACCAGTAATCAAAGACCAATGACCGCAATCACTGCTGTCGCATTGTGGTCGCTCACCTCGCGACAAATCGCCCTTATGCAACCAACCAACCAAAACAGGTCTTCCCATCTCAATCTCCATTTCAATCATTTCGGCATCGCCGTCAATCCGAAACTCAACATTCAGACCCAAGCTCTTTAGCGTTTTGATTTGCGCTCCAACAGTTGTTGACGGGCCAAACCTTTCACGGATTTGATTGTATTCATCATCCGTTCCAACACGCCGATACGTTGCAGCAACCATTGCTGCCGCTGAGCTGAAGCACTCTCGATACCCTTGACCACTGGCATTGTCGAGCTGGCTGAAATAAGGGGTATAGACCTCTTGATCAATGCCTGATGCCTTCCACGCACCAAACCAGGCGGCATCGTCATCAAGTAATTCTTCAGGCAGGGACTCCTCAAGCTCTTTAATAGCGGCAAGTTGGTGAGGAGTGCCACGGAACCAATGGAAGAAAGGGAGCAATGATAAAGCCACAACTACAACCAATAGCCACATTTATTTTTCAACTCGCGTACCTGGAAATAAATTGACTTTGACGAAATCCACCACCTTGTCGTCAACAGTGTTATCAGTGGTCTTGCAGTATGCAGTCAAAAGATCAACGACTAATTTCTTGACGCCATCTGATTGCAAGAAACGAAACAGGATTGGACGGATTAGCAGAAGCATCACAAAACTGCATTTGCAAAATTCTAAGTCCGATTGGCGTGGCCTTCCAGTCGTGCCACATTCTGCTCAAGGTCTGAGATTCGAGCGAATAGCTCCTGATCCCTTACGCGCAAGTCGGCATGGAGAACATCCATCCTTGACGCTAAATTATCCACAGCCGAGGTCAGCCGCACCAGAGAATCCCTGCCGTTTTGATTTTCACGGTTTGCTCCACGGAAGCCAGAGGCAGCCACGCCAATCGACGCTCCAGCGACAGCAGCCCAAATTTCAACCACCATTCGACCTATAGCGTTACTTCATCATGGCAGAAGAACAGGCTAAGCAAGACCAAGAGCAAGACAACTCACGTTTAGGCGATGTTGTCAAAGTCGTGCTGCTTAGCTGGGCAATGGCAATTCTGACGGCAAATTACTTGGGCGTCTTCAAGCAATCCCTTGACCCCACCTACCCAGCTTCCATCCTTTCTGGAACTGCGGCTTCTTTTGGCCTAGCTGTTGGCGGCAATAAAAAGAAAAAAGAAGAGCCTACAATTAAGACAGAAGCCGCTACATCCAAACCCAAATGAAACGTTTTCTTTTTGTATCGTGCCTAACATTTTTTGCGGCAAGTCCTGCTTTGGCAGATATTACGCACAAAATACAATCCAGCATTTCGCTAACTGTTGATGGAGCCGCGTCCCAAGCAACTCGACTCGGTTCTACTGTGTCGGTATCTGGGTCTAACATCACTCTGGGTACTGCTCCATCTTTGGGGGCACTTACTCCCGGTTCCGCTGTTGGTTACACTCCTGGCGTTTACTCTGTTACTACTTCTGGTGACGCTTTTTCATATTCAGAGTCGTTTATAGAAGGCGATGCAACACCTTCTGCCACAACAGTTAGCAGCGGCGTTATTGGATCATTACCAATGTTGGGTAACACCACGACAACATCTGGCGGTGTGGCGGGCGCTTTGGCTGGAACGATTGCGACTGATGGCGCTTTAACCATTACAGCTGGCGGTGCTGGTACTTCCGCAATTGGCCAAGTCATCCAAGAATTGACGGTCAAATAATGCGAGTTTTTTTACTTGTTCTATACGCAATTTTTGACTTGTTAGCAACTGCTGCTCCGGTGGTAGCTGTTCCCGTTGTCCCTAATTTCTCACAAGGTGTTTTGTCTTCAACAACACG